CTTATTTCCTCCTCCATTAGAGATATTAATTTTTTAAGCTCTTCTTTGTTAGAAATCTCTAAGTGAGCTACATCTCTAAAATGGTCTATTCCTTCTTCGTTTTCTTCCATTTTAAGGAATTCAATTACACAATGTCTTTGATTTGTTCTTTGTTCCTTGTTTAAAATCTTATTAAATATTTTAAGTTGTTTTTTGTCGTTTGTATTCATATTTTTTCAATTTTTACTATGTATGCTTTGTAATATTTGGTTGAAGTTTCAAGGTCTTCTAAATATTCCGATTTTTCTAAGAATTGACCTTTAATTTTTTCGTTGGTAGACAAAGTGATTTCAACTACAGGAAGTAATTCCCTATTACGCTGTTTTGCTTTTTCGAATAATTCCTTTTGTTCTAATTCATACCTTTTATTATCTTCCTCTTCTTTTCTTTTTTCTTCTTCTATCTCTTCAGGAAATTTAGGTCGTTGATAGTTCAATAAAAATGTTATTCCAATCAAAAAAATGATAAAAGCAACAACCACTGAAAAAAACAGAAATCCAAATTCAAGGTCAGATGTTTCATCAGTAATTTGATTTTTTTTAAAAGCTTCTATACAAAAATAGATATATATAGCTAATCCTATAGCAACTAATGTTTTAATAATGTAAAATTTACGTTTTGTCATGATATTATGTTTTTTTGTTTATATATAACATTCATTTTTTTATAAACTATTATTTAGGTTTTGTAGATTTTAATAAGCTCTTCTACAAGGGCTTGTCGAGCATCTTCATAAAACCAAAAATAATATTCAGAGTTCAGCGGCTCTCCCTTTTTGTTTAGAATACCATAGTTATAGGGAGGAGCTTCTTTTACTTCTCCTTCTTCTTCATAGTGTTCTATTTTGTACCATATTTCACTATGTAAATTATGCTCTCTAAACCATTTGAAGACTTGTTCCCAAGCAGGAATAGATGTACAGCCTTTCGTCTTATTATAATTGAAATACTTCAACTCTCTCAGTTCTATAACATTGGGATCCTCATTATGTATTCTTTCTTCTATTTCTATACACTGATATCCTATACCACTTATTGCTTCGGAGTTATAATACAAGCAAGGTTCATTAAAACCAATTTTTTTGAGTTCCTTGGCTATCTCTATAGGGACAAGCCAAGAGGGATAATTTTCTTTATTCATGTTCTTTATTTCTATTTATTAATAATTTCTCCTAAACTAAGTACAAAGTATCTTTTTCCTTCTTCTGCACCCCATTCACTCTTTCCTGTGCCTTGGGTGATACTTTTTAGTTTTATTGTAAATTGTGGGGTGTTGGCAGCATACCCATTGCGAAAGATGACCTTATCGTATGTCTTTCCCTTAAGTCGTTTTTCCCAGTAAGGTTTGATTTCTCTGTATTCCTCTGTCTTTTTACCTGACAAGATGAGGTCAAACCATTTCTTTTTGAGTGTAAGGTGTAAAATATTCATATTCTACAGGATTTTAATCATTAAAAATTACATACACAGCCGTCAGCTGTTTCAAATGGAAAGGATAGCTGTATGGGTTCTTGGGCTAACCTTACCAAATCGTCTATACTCCTGCGATCCCTGAACATAGTACTCTGATAAGTGCTTTCCATTTCCTTAAACCAATCAATAAAGCGGGTGCCATATCTGATATTATCTATAAGGTTAGGAGTACTCTTTTTCCAACAAAGCTCACAATTGCCATACTTGTTATGTATGCCGAGTTTGAAAGGTTGGCTATCCCAAAACTTGTTGAGTTCCTGCTGTCCGATAGGCACTTCAAAGTCTGTCAGCAGCGGAAATATACGCTTAGTGTCGACTTTTATCTCGGCCCAGCTAATACGCTTGGGCATATCCTCCTTGCGGTAACCAATAGCTAGTTGATAGCTATCCTTTCCTTTTCCGAAGAGGTCATTAGCAAACTTCTTAGTAGGATTACTTTTTAGATAGTCAGAGCAATAAGGAGCACCCATATTAGGCAGACCGTTATAATGACCTTTGTTATAGTGAGCTATCATATTAGCAAAGGTTTGAGCCTGCATATCCATTGTTTCAAAATCTACTACCCTATAGCCTACTCCTACGCCTTTCTCAGTGGAATATACACCCTCTATGATTGTAAGAGGAATTTTCCAGTACTTCACTATGTTCTTCAGAAAGTCAATGGTCTCGGGTCTCTCCATTCCTGTATTGCAGAAAATAAATGCTTTATTATAATCAGCATACTTGGGGTGTGTTTGTATGTGACGCGCCATACGAGCTGAACTACGCCCTCCTGATACGGTTACAAGTAGATTTTTCATTCTCTATAAATTTTAATCGTTTTGCTATTAATTCTACTATATCCACGGTTACGGCATTGCCAATGAGTTTGTAGCGTTGGGTACGAGCTATGGACTTGATTGTACTATTATAGTCACCATATTGTGTCCAATTGTCAGGAAAACCTTGTAGGCGTTCGCATTCTATTTCTGTAAGACGTCGCATTCTATTAATTGCATAGTTACTATTATGCCTTGTCAGTGATGGACTTATTCCATTTTCGTCAAATACTCTATTTTGTTGGTAGGGCTGTCTGCCATTGGATTCTGTGGAAGGGTTTATTTGTATCACAGTCATGTCTGAGTGTAATCCTCCTGAGTGTCCGCCGCCTGTAAGGGTACTTGCTTCCTTGGGAATGATATAGGTGTCGTCAGTACTCATCCTACCATTTGCTTTGAGAGTGGTACTAATCGGGGCTTGTGATTGACTTTGCGCTTTTGTTGTAGGAGGGAAATCATTTTTTCCGATAGGAAATACTCCTGGGATACTTCGTCCTGCAAGATGTCCGATAAGGTATATCCGCTCTCTATTTTGGGGTAGCAGCCACTTTGTATTAAGCAATTGCAATTCAAGTCTATAACCACCAATGTTGGCAAAGGCTTGGAGAATTGCCCAAAAGTCTGCGCCAGCATTTGAGGAGAATGCTCCCTTAACATTTTCCCAGATAAAAATACTTGGTCTGATGTCAGCAATGAGGGCAATTGCGTGCTGGATAAGGCTACTTTTGGAGCCTGCAAGCCCCTTTCTTCTTCCAGCAAGTGAGAAATCTTGGCAAGGCGATCCAAAGGTGATAATATCAATTCCTGTAAGGTCTGTGGGTCGAATAGTGGTAATGTCTCCGAGGTTGATTGCATGGGGAAAATTGTATTTATAGTTTGCGATTGCGTGTTTGTCTATTTCACTAAAATAGTGTTCCGTAAAATGGTAACCTGCTCGCTGAAATCCGAGCGAAAAGCCACCTATTCCACTGAAAAGGTCAATGATTTTCATGTTTCATTTTTTCATAAAGGTTTTATATTTGTAAACTTAGAAGTAGGCATATTTACCCGATAGCGTTCTGAGAGAATGCCGCCATGTCTATTTTTCTGTATAATAACTTCTACTTGGTTATCTGTCAATTCATTATTGTATTCAGGCACATCCCAGGTCTTAATATTATAATATTCGGGGCGATAAAGAAAAAGCACCTCATCTGCATCCTGCTCTATGGCTCCTGAATCTCTTAGATCCGATAGTAGAGGACGTTTATCGTTGCGTTGTTCTACATTCCTTGATAGTTGAGAGAGGGCTATTACTGGTATATTGAGATCCTTGGCAATCCCTTTCAGACTGCGGGAGATATAGGAGATCTCATTTTCTCTGTTCTTAGCTTTCTCATAAGTGATTAGCTGTAAATAATCCACAAAGAGAATATCTATGTTGTGCTTGAGTTTCATCATTTTAGCTTTGATTTTTAGGTTTTCTATGGATATAGAAGAGGTATCATCTATATGTATATTCATTTCTAACAGATTAGGTTTCATTTGTATATATCGCTGTATTTCTATATCTTTCAATCCTTTCCTGAGAATGGCTGAGTTGGGTATCTCTGTATAATTGGTGATGATCCTGCCCGCTATTTGCTCTGCGGACATTTCCAAGGAGAAAACCCCTCCCGATTTTCCTAAAGCTACCATATCTACTACTTGTTGTACTAAGAAGGCCGTTTTACCCATCCCAGGGCGACCCGCCACAATTGTAAGATCTGAATTTTGCCAACCTCCGAAAGCCTTATTAATGATACTTAGAGAGCTTTCAAGCCCCATAGGCTTTCCTTTCATGATATTTTCAAAGTTCTGTTGTACCTTCTCTACAAGCTCCGGAAAGGGCTTTTGCTGCTTATTATTTTCGATGAACTTATCTACAAATAGGGTATCA